AGTAAGAAACATATAATTGTACTACCTCTTAGTTACAAAGAACCCCCTAAAATAAGGGGGTTTTTTGTTTATGGGGTGATTATATACCTTTCAGTATAAAAGTCTTGTATTTATTGGATTTGTTGCCTTAAAACGATTTGTGTGCTAAATCTACCATCTGCTATTTCAGTAAATGTCATTGGTTTATCCAATCGTACCCAATGGAATAATGTTCCATCATTATACAAAAATTTAGTTGCTTCACCTTTCAAAGCATCTTGCATAGTAATTAGATTGGCTTTGAATGTGCTTGAAATGTTTTGGAAACTTATTGTAATTACTTCTTGTCCTTGATTGACATTTAAAGCATACTCAACTCCACCTAAACTTCTTTGGATTGAGTTTTCGTAATCAATAGATGATTGAACATTGACATCAGGCTCTACTTCAAAAGCTAATTTTTTACCAATTAGGATTTCTGATACATTGGTTACTGCTTCATTAAACTCTACACAAAATTTGGTCTTACTTGTTACTTCTGTAAAATCGTTTACAACCCAACCACCATTAGTTGATGCAAAATTATCAGCACCTCCCAATCCATCTAATGCAGTTCCAGTTCTTATAGTCATTTCATCACCATCAGCAACTACTCCATCATCTCCAGTAAAATATACTGCTACTGCGTTTGCTGTTACTGCACTTCCAACTTGATAACATATAGCATCATTTGCTGATACTGCACTAATAATAGTTCCTATGTTTTGGTCTGATGCTCGTTCGTGGTCTGTTACTGCACTTTCAGGATTAAAAGTAGTTCCACTAAATGTTCCTTCACTTATTGTATTATCACTTCTGTATTGATTGATACTATCATATATAAAATAACTTGCCATTATACTTCCCTTGTTTGTATTGAAATTTTACCAACTTGTCTTTTTAAATTTGTAATGATGAACTTTTTACCACTCCAAGCATCTTTGAATAATCTTGTAGGCATAGCAATAAAGCTATCAAAGGTATCTGATATTTCATCGAATGGTGTTCCAAGTTCTGAAAATGTAATCTCACCAAAGTCTATGAAATCACCCACTTGCAACATCGCATACTTTTCAGGATTAACTAAAGTTGCACTAACAGTAGTTTTATATTCACCAAATAAACTTTTTCTAAAATTAATCCAACTGGAGTTTCTTGAACCTACTACATCATCTACTGCATCTATCAAAAAGTCTAAATTGATTTCTTGTTTTTGATGTGAAGCATTGTCAAATATGGTACTATGTACCGAACCACTTGTTGAAGATGTAAAAGTATCTTGTTTTAGATATTGATTTTCAGCTGGGTGTTTTTTGTAGTTTACTACAATATTTGTTTCTAAATCACTAACTGATGTAATTCCAAGTTCATATCCACTTATATCATTTTGAGATAAATCTACATTTGCAGTTACACTATCTGCTATGGTAAAGTATCGTAATTCATTTACACCTGATATTGAAGTCTGTTGTGCTTGTGGACTAAACTCAAAAAAGAAACACCCTTCATATTGTAATTGTTCCATAATACTTTCTAATTCTTCTTGTTCATGTAAAGCCAATCGTGTTTTCCAATGGGTTGATGTTGGACTGGTTAATGTACTATCTCTTAATTCTGCTACTGACTTATATCCTGAATTTTCTATTTTAGCATCACTATCCGAATCTGCTACATTAATGATACTATGTAATAATTGTCTATGGATTGCTACTGGATTATCTAAATCAGTTAAAGTTGCAACAGAAGAATATGCAGTAAACCCTTCTGTGGTTATATCTCTACCTAAATATACTTTTTCGATTCCTGCATTAAATTCTTGTGATGCAATCGGCTCATTTGCTAAATCATTTGTTGCAGTTATTGTTATAAATATATTTCCTAATATAACATTAAAATTGCTGTAATCTACATCATCGCCTTCTGCGTTAAATCTAAAACTTAAATATAGTTCATCAGGTAAAGCATTATTGGTTAAGATACTTGCTATATTAGTAGAAGTTGGTAAAGCAGTATTGGTTTCATCTGTTTTTACACCACTACTACTTGTTCCTATTAATTGAACATCTCCACTTGATGAACCAAAGCTATTGCTTAAAGATGTCGCTAAGTTAAAGAATGCCCCATCAGTACCACTTGGACTTCCAGTAATTGTTTGACTATATGTTCCTGATAATCCTAATGTAATCGCAGTAATCTTACCAGTTACTTGTGGCATTTGTAATTTAAATACTACACCTTTTGATTCACTACTAAACCCTGCTGTGTTTGCATAAGTAGCACTTTCAAGAGGGATACCATCGTAGACATCATCTAAACTTCCAGTTAAACTTACACCACTTCCAACAATCGTTTCAGTTACATCATCAGGCAACATCTTAAATTGTCTTGTCATTAATGTTGGTACTTTTAAGACTTTAACACTATCTACTGTTGCAATCGTTGTATCTGTGTTTACAAGTTCTACAAATCGTTTCATACCCTTATCATAAAATTCTAATTTATCAGAACCACTTGTTCCTTCAGGGATAATGTACATAAAGTTAGCACCATCATTTTTTAAGAAAGGACAAGCATAGACATCTTGCCCATTGACAAAGTTGGTATTGGCAGTATAATCCCCAAATACTAAAGGTTGTATCTTATTGTTGTATTGAGGATTATCTGAATTACTTGTCTTGCCTTGTGGTATAGATACATTCTGAAATGGTCTATTAGATACAAGACTTAATACTATGGTGTTGTTTCTGTAAGCAAAGCTACTAACTCTACCACTAAATATTTGTAAAGCATTAGCAGCAGTATTATCATTATCAATTTGAGATATAATATTAACTTGCCCATTGATTGTATCGTTTCCTAATAATTCTAATAAAGTTGTTCCATCTAAATTTATATTAGCAAGATTCAAAGTTACACTTCCTGTCTTAGTAGTAAATCCTTTTAAATCAAGTGAATAAGATATACTTGGCTTATTTAGGATTGCAGGGTAATAGTTTTGACTATTATATGTTGTTTCAGAAAAACTAAATCTAAAATCAGGAGTATCAGTTGTAGATACACTTGAAGTTGTATTTTTAAATATTTGTACCAACCAGTTTTCAGTCATAGTTGGTGATAACTTAGATTGATAGTTAGAGTTAGTAAAACTCATGTATATCTCCTCATTCGTTTGGTAGTTTTCTTAGAGTAACTTGCAGATTGTTTACCTTTTTTGGTTGCTGCTCGTTTCTTTCTTGTTTCGTAAGCATATTGTGATGAACTCATAGATTTAATTAATCGTTCAGGTAAATATCGTTCACCAGTCTTTGATGATTTCTTACCTGACTTTGTAGTCCACTTTTGTTTAGTCCATCTGCTAAGTGCTTTTGCAGATTTTGTTTTTCTTCCACGATAACCACCACCTGCTTTTTCGTATGCTTTTACAAGAAGTTGTGATTTTCTTGCAGACCATTGTCCTGGTTTACCACCTTTATTACCTCGCATAATACGATTTTTAATTCGTTCTCTTAATTTAGGTTTGGTAAAATGTTTTGACATTATTGACCAATCTCCCTTCTTATATTATTTAGGATTTCATCTTCTCTAAATTTCATAGAAAGGTCTGCTTCAAATCGTTTTAACTCTACGCCATATTCAAATATAATAATAGTAGGTACTACTTTAATATCCCATTCTTTTTGAATGACTGCACCGATTTGTTTATTAGATAAATCAACATATCCAGTATAACATTTATCTATTTTTTCTAATGGTATCCTATTTGCCCAATTCCAAGAAGCATTTATTTCAATTACAGCACAAAATTCATTCTTCATTAACTGAATATCTTGAAAGGTATCAAGATTAGTTGTTTGCGATTGTAATGGCGATAATGATAATACTAATCCAAACAATCCACATAGTAATTTGTACAATTTGTTCATCTTCTAACCTCATTTATTATTCATGTTTAATAAAGTTTCATTAATACTTCGTGTATCTTCTTTAATGTCATCTACTTTATCTTCTAATTTTTCTACTTTTTCTTCAGTATTAAGAATAGAGTTTCTTATCATTTGGTCTTTTAAATCATATTCTGTTCTACTAATTGGTGGTTCAGGTAATTGTTTAGCTTCCTCTATGTCAGCTTGTAAATTAAACCATAACCCAACTACCATAAATATAGTTACAGCAATACTGATAAGTGTTTCAATACTGAATGTAAATTTAGTTCCTTTGCCAAGTTCCACTTTTATATCTCCTTATAAGTTTAGTTTTTCTGCTCGTCTTATAGCAGGTATTATTGTATCTACTACTGTTTCATCTACCAATGGGGCAGATATATTTATTGTGATGTTATTTCCACTACTTGTAGGGCTTGGTAATGGAGTTACATCAATTCGTTCCATACCACTTGCATTATCCCCTACTACTACTCCATTTCCAATAGGTAGGGTTGTTCTACCTTTGGTTACAAAACTACCACCAGTTGCAAAAGATGAAAATAGTTGGTCAGTTACTTTACCAATCATTCCACCTGCTCCTGCTGCTATAGCAAGATTAAGAGGAAATGGTACAGATTTCATAATACTTGAAATTAATCCTGCTTGTGCTTCTGCCACTTCTGCTTTGATTACAGAAAGTGCAGCGTCTTTTGCAGATTGACCTTGCAAGATTGCTGCTTGTAAGTTGTTTTGTATTTTTTCTTTATACAGTTGGTCATCTATTATTTTTCTTGTTTTTGCTTGTTCTTTTTGAAATTCGGTAAAACTTTCTTCTTCATCTTTCATGTGTTGATAAAAGTCATCTACAACTACTAAATCTTCAGCCATATCATCTTCATCAGGAAGTAAAGAAAAAGTAGGTCTTTCCCCTACAACAGTATCTTGTAGTTGATTAAACTCTTTTTGTAATCCAATTTGTTCAGAAAGTTTTTCTATTTGTTTATCACTCACATCAATTTGACTTTCTAAATCGCTAATTACATTAGTTCTCAATTCAGTCAATCTTTTTTGTTCATCTCTTGTTCTTCTAAATCCTTTTGCTGCTAATTCTTCCTTTTCTTTTTCAGCTTCTCCTAATTTTATTTGAAGTTTAGATTGATTGTTTAGTTCTTCAGAAATCATGCTTGACATTTCTGTTACACTTCCAAGACCTTCAAGTTGTTCTCCTATGGATTTTTGTCTTTGTAAAGCAACATCTCTTTCTAAGTCAGCAATAGTTCTTAAAACATTCTCATCTTCAGAACCAAGTTCTTTTAATTTTCTTAAAGTAGTTTCTATTGCTGTTTCATTTAATTGTTTAAAAGAATCTGTTAAATCGTCAATGCCTTCTTTTAAGAATTTTACAACATCTTTTATGGCTGGTGCTAATAAATCACCAATACTATCTTGAAGCTGTGAAACACTATCTTGGAAGTTTGATACTAATCCAGTAAATGTTTGTGATAACAAATCAGTAGCACCTGCAATATTTCCTTCAGGGTCTGTCAATGTATCGGTTAATGCTTTCCTAAATTGTGGTAAAGTAAGTTTTGATAAATCGTCAAAACCAGTTTTAAGTTTTACTTGTGTTAATACACCTCGTTCTCTAAGTACATCTGCTGCACCTGCACCACCTGCAAAAGCACGACCAAAGGCATTAGCTGCATCTACAATATCTGTACCCATAAATGCTGCTAAATCAGATACTGCTTTTAATGTTTCTGTACTATCTGCACCAAATGCTTCTAATTGTGCCCCTGCTTCTACAACATTAGCAAGTTGGAATGGTGTAGTTGCTGCTACTCTATTAAAGAAATCAAACGATTTTCTACCTTCATCTACACTTCCTTTTAAAGCTACAAGTCTTGTTTCTAATGCTTCAAATTGTGCAGAAGTCTGTACTGATGACTTTACAACTGCTCCCAAAGCTGCAAGACTTGCTAATCCTGCAAATGCTTTTGCTGCTTGTCTTGCTGCTAAAGCTAATTTATTAGTGCTTTTTTCAGTTTTATTTAAATCTTTAATTGCCTTATTAACTTCGGCTTTTACTAATAATCTTATTTTTTTATCTGCCATTTTGCTCACTCATATAAAGTTTTATACTATTAATCTCGTTTTTTATAATATCAAATATTTCAATCTTGTTTGCATCAGCACTATCTAAATCTTTTGCTAATGGAATATTAAATTCTTTTACCCAATTATATTCTTTTAACAAGATATTATCTTCATCATTTATAATCCATTGTGGATTCATAAATAAAGGCAAATGAAAGTAGAGATTTCTGCCGATGGAAAACTTGCTATCTTTCCATTGGTCTACCAACATTTCTATTTCTTCCCATACCTGTTCTATATTTTTGTAGGTCTTTACTCTTTTTGTAAGAGGACTTTGTCTTTTGTATGGAAACTCTAAAGCTATGTGTGGAAATCCTAATTGGGAAAACCACACATAACTACAAAGCCCTATGAGTCTTTTTTTTCCAAACCCATATAGTCAGTAAAGATTTGTTGTAGCAATAAATCTACTTGTGCCATTGATAGAGAACTGACTTCTTTTTCAGTTATTCCTGAAAGTTCCTCAACACGATTAATTAATTTAAAATAATCATCTTGATTTTCTTTGTCATCTCTAAAAGCATTTAGACTTAATTGCCACAACTCTCTCTTTTGTTTATAAGTAATGGAATTTATATCCCATTCTTTATCGAACATTTTAACCTTCATTTGTTACTCCTTACCAACCACTTGCTTGGGTTGAATCTGCATACTCAAACTTAAATGCTGTACCTGATGCTGCACCACTTGAAGTAGGTTGTACTACTTTAAATGGAATTGTAATTACTGCACCTGTGTCTGCATTAGGGTCAAGATTTACTGCTGTTGAATATATCTCACATTCTATGTTCATTTCACCTGCTGTTGAAACTGTACCATCACCTTGCTGAAGTTTTAGTGTTGCAGTATTACCACTTAAAAAGTCTTGTAATACATTACCACCACTTGCAAAGTCAAAGTTTGCATCATACATTAATGAAATCTCTCCAGTAATGTTTACTGATGGGATACCAAAAGCATAGCTTTCTGCATCACCATTAGAATCTCTACCCACTCTTGCTACATTGTTTTCAAATGTGAATGATACTCCAGTAATCACCATATCTGCCAATGAAGTTCCATCAACATCAAGTTTCTTAGTATCAAAATAAGATTCTATTTGTGTTGGTGATGAACTCATTAGAGTTGGTGCTGCTGAATTAGCACTTAAAGTTTGTTCTACCAAGAACTTACTTGAACTTGTCATACCTGAATAAAATGTTCCACTAAGTAAACATCTTCCATCAGTCATATCAAAGTTCATTGTAAGACTTTGTAATACAGCACTTGTAATCAGTTTGTCTTGTGCAGATTCAGGGTAATATAAACCAATGTCAAATAGACTTGGTATCCCCGAACTTGAACTTCCTGTAAAATCAGGTCTTGATAAAGCTGCACCTGAAGTTGCTTGAATCGTGTGAGTATAAGGGTCTGAACCACTTTCTCCATGGTCTTGAAGAACATTAGCCAACATACGAACAATCATATCTCGTTCTGCTGGAACTTCAAAGTCCATTGTGATAAATCCACCTTTTGTTGTTCTAAACTGGTCTGTATCAAGTTCAATCATTCCTGCGTTGTTGCTTCGTATCTCACCACTTTCAACAAGATTGAGGACTGGTGCAGATACATTAATTACAGGAAGTAACTCGTATGCAGTATCATTAGCTGCTGCTGTTTCAAACGCAGTTGCATTTTTGTTTTTAATACCTATACTAAAATCACTTTTAGAATAGACTTTTCCACTAACTGCCATGTGTTATTTCTCCTCTTTTTTTACTTTTTTCTTAGGTTGTTCTTTTTGTACTGGTTGAACTTGAACACCTAAAGATTCAAATTCTTCCAAGTTTTCTTTTT